CAAAAAAGAATAAAATTAAAAGAATAGATAAAAAGGACGATCCTACTCTTGACTACGAATACTCAAGAGGTAATTTATATTCTTTAATTGAAAAAGGTCAAGAAGCTATTAACGGGATACTTGAATTAGCACAGGATGGTCAACAACCAAGAGCATATGAAGTTGCAGGACAATTAATTAAAAGTGTTGGAGATACAACTGATAAATTGATTGATCTTCAAACTAAGATGAAGGAATTAAAAAAGGAAGATGATGGATCACCAAAAACAGTTAATAATGCATTATTTGTTGGATCAACT